ACATACTGCTACAAATGTTTATGCTAACTCAACTGTTTATATTGACTCAAAGCAAGTTCTAGCAACAACCAAGACTATTAAAGGTGGAGCATCTAACACAGCTGTGAACTTCCACATCGCAGGGATGGAGATCGCGTAATGGCAATTTCATCTTATCCAGCGGTAACCTATAAAAAGACGGTAGTTACTTTAACTAGCGGTACTTCATGGAGTGTTCCAACTGGAGTCACTTCTGTTAATGTCACTTTATACGGTGCAGGTGGTGGAACAGGTGGAGTATGCACTCGCGACTCGACTGCTACTTCTGGTGGCACTGGTGGAACTACAACATTTACCGGAGCAACATCGGCAACTGGTGGCGCAGGTAGCTCAGCACTTAATAAATCTCTTACTACCGATCCTGTATTAAATGCGGCATCTGGTGCTGGAACCGCAAATACCGGAATGGGTGCATTTGGTGCTTCAAGTGTTTATGCAAGCGGAGGTATTTATCTTCCTGCTTCTAGCCAAAATGCTGCACATGGTCAGGTAATCATGTCTAATGTATCAACGACTCCAGGAGCATCTATTACTTATGCTATTGCAGCTGGTGGTACAGCAGGAGCAGCAGGGTCTAGCGGTATTGCTGGTGCAGCAGGTGGTTCAGGTAAAATCGAAATAGAATACTGGGTCTAATATGTGGGCAATTATTGAAGATAATGTAGTCGTGAATATCGTGGTAGATGTTGATGCTAAAGACTTAAAGAAGAATCCTGATAAATACATCAACTATGAAAATGGCTGGGATTACACCAACGGCATAGACGGAGGGGCATTCTTCCCACATGAAGCCACGCCTGAGTAAATCCGCTATTCAGCTGAGAGAACAGATCGATGACTGTTTCGCAGATAGAGATAGAACTTCCGATGGTTGGATCGGTGATTCAAAACACTCTGCTCGCAAGTCTGATCACAATCCAGATGTTCTCGGATGGGTTCGCGCCATCGACATTGATGCTAACCTCGACAAGTCAAAGTCCACATCGGTCTATCTTGCGGATCAAATTCGAGAATATGCGAAGTCCAGTGGACGGATCACTTATGTTATCCACATGGGTAAAATCTGTTCAAGAAAGTCATTCTGGCGTTGGATCAAATTTACTGGAATTAACGCACACAACCACCACATCCATGTCTCGTTTGCAAAGACTGCGGATGAAGATTCATCATTTTTTAACATCCCTATGGTAGGAGGCACAAATGGGTAGAGTGACTATCAGCTCTAATAATCTGTTCCCGGGGCCAAAGGGTGAGAAGGGCGATGCAGGCCCAGCAGGAGGGCCAGCAGGCCCAACAGGCCCAGCAGGGCCTACAGGCCCACAAGGGCCACAAGGGCCACAAGGTTTACAAGGGACACAAGGTAACCCCGGTGCACAAGGCGCACAAGGCCCAACTGGATCAACTGGGTTAAAAGGCGATAAAGGTGATACCGGATCAACTGGCCCTAAAGGCGATACAGGCCCAGCAGGATCAACAGGAGCAACTGGCCCACAAGGCCCTAAAGGTGACACTGGTGATACAGGTGCTACCGGAGCAACAGGTGCAGCTGGAACTAACGGAACCAACGGAACTAACGGTACTTCTGCCACAGTCTCAGTAGGATCGACTACTACTGGTGCTGCTGGTAGTTCTGCATCTGTAACTAATTCTGGTACAACTTCGGCTGCTGTTTTTAACTTTACAATTCCAAAAGGTGACACAGGAGCCACTGGTGCGACAGGTGCAACCGGTGCTACCGGAGCAACAGGTGCAGCTGGAACTAACGGCACTAATGGAACTAACGGCACTAATGGTCAGGGCGTAGTCGTAGGCGGTACAACTGGACAAGCACTTACCAAAATAAACTCAACGGATTACAACACCCAATGGACAACAATTCCATTACTTAGCACTGCCAATACTTTTACTGGTGGCGTTCAACAGATTACGACAGCAAGTTCTTCTACTAAGGGTTTAATTGTTAAAGGTTCAGCATCGCAAACTGCAAATCTTCAAGAATGGCAAAACTCAAGCGGAACTGTTGTAGCAAATATGACTACCACTGCGATTGTGTTACAAACAGACACAACTTCCAGTGAAAGAGGATTGGTTATTCGCCAATCAAATAACGGCATACAAGCTGCGACCGCTGTGTTTCAAAAAAGTAGAGGAACTAACGCTTCTCCTACTGTTGTGGCAACTAACGATATTGCTGCTGCATTTATATTTAACAGTTATAACGGCAGTGGATATACATCAGATAATTCATTATTTGGTGGCAGTATAACTGGAGTAAGCGGCTCATCAATTTCAACCAGTCTTTATTTTATTCCGGGCACTGGTGATGGTAACTATACTCCTGCCTTTATTACTTGGCACGATCGACGAGTAGGAATGGGTGCTGGTGTTGGTGATATTTTAACTGGACTCGTCCAACCCGGTGCGCAACTTCAAGTAAGTACGACTGCTGCTGCAACTAAGGGTTTAATCGTAAAAGGATTTGCGTCGCAGAGTGCCAACCTTCAAGAATGGCAGAACTCAGCAGCCACAATTCTTACATCCGTTACTTCAGCAGGTACTATTAACTTCGCATCTGGTAACACATCTGCAACTGCGACTGCTGGGGCAGTAACTCCTCCTGCCTTAGTTACTGGATTTATTACAATGCAAATTGCTGGAACCACAGTCAAAGTCCCGTACTACTCAAACTAAGGAAAACAAATGGATTACTCAGCTCTACTTTCAAATGATCAGAAGCGATCTATCCTTGAACAGCGCATCGCGCAGTTTGCAAGCGAGGCATACCAGCACCAACTTAACAAAGAGGTTGGCAAAGATGATCCAGCAGTGGTTCAAGCTGCGGATGATGCACTGTTAATTCTTGATAATGCCATAACTGTTCACCAAGAGGAATTAGGAAAACTATCACTATGAACATCAAGAACCCTTACTTCCTGACAGCAGGAGCATTCCTAGCAGCATGGGCAGCCAGTAACTTTGCAGCTGACTATCGCTCAATCCTCTGGGCTGTTCTAGCTGGAGTCTTTGGATATGCGACACCAAAGCGATGACACAGGCAGACTTCTTTCAGCTCTATATTGCCACGCTTGTGACAATAGGTGGATTGGCTGGCTATGTGATCACACACTTACTGAGCGAGATCAAGCGACTCAACACACGAGTCGATGAGATTTACAACATACTTTTAGAGCGTTAGAATTAAGGCATGGCTGCGCGTAAAGTTAAACCTCTAGAGGATCAGGGCTATACAGCTCTGGAAGCTTATTGTATTGGTTTAAATGAATACTATAAGGCTTTGCGCAAGGCTGGTTTCGCTACAGATATATGTATCTCGATGATACAAGACCCGATCTCTTATCCTGACTGGATTCTGCCTAAGCGGATCAATGACAATCCAAGCCAGTTACCGGGTTATTATCCTGACGATGAAGAGGACTAATGATTCGCACAATTTGCGTGCCCGATCTTCAAGTGCCCTACCACGATGAAGTAGCCGTAAAGAATGTTGCAAGTTTTATTAAGACGTTTCGCCCTGATCGCGTGGTTACTCTCGGAGATGAAATCGACCTCCCACAGATCAGCAGATGGACAGAAAACAAGCCCGGATGGTACGAGCAAACACTAGCTGCTGATAGAGATATGGCAGTCGATGTGCTATGGGAACTAACCCAGCATGTCAAAGAAGCTGCGATGATCAGATCAAATCACACAGATCGTCTTTACAATGTCATTATGAATAAGATACCGGCATTCTTATCACTACCAGAATTAAAGTTTGAAAAGTTTATGAAGCTTGATGAACTGGGTATCTCATACCATAAGAAGCCATATCCGATTGCTAAAGGCTATGTGGCAGTGCATGGTGATGAACAGGCTATCAAACCTACTCCTGGACTTACAGCATTAGAAGCAGCCCGTAGGCATGGCCTAAGCGTGATCTGTGGACACACTCACAGAGCAGGCCAATCGGCCTTTACAGAGGCTTCTGGGGGCAAATTAGGGCGTATCCTGAGAGGCTTTGAAGGTGGACATCTTATGGACATTCGCAAAGCCCATTATACGCGTGGGACTATGAACTGGCAGCAGGCTTTTTTGATCGTTGAAGAGGATGCTAAGGGCGTTCAAGTATCGACAATTCACATCGAGAAAGATGGGACATTCGCCTATGGTGGTCGCAGGTATGGACGATCTCGATAATCCGCTTAGGCGTGACATCGATGATGCCATGGATGCTGGAGAATTGTTACCGTTTCGTTATCTAAATGAACTTGATAAGTCCTAGGTAGCATGTAGATTGCGCCTTATCAGTGATCGTCACTGATGGAAAGGGCATAATGAACTTAGATTTATATTACAGCTTGGTAGGGCTGGCATTCCTTGTAGTAGGTATTGCAGCTGGTTATGCGCATGGTCATAAGCAAGGCAAAGAAGAGGGTTACCTATTAGGTCGCTCTGTCGCTCGACACACATTCTGGCAAGAGTGAAGGCCAGTGAAATCCTCGATGAAGCCAAGCAACTCCTCGTCGAACGAGGTAGTGAGTACGGCGATTCAACTCTCAATCACATTCAGATCGCAAGACTCTGGAGCGTGTACCTTGACAAGAACATCGAGCCTCACGAAGTCGCAATCTGTCTCATCCTCACCAAAATCTCGAGAATTAAAACAACGGCAAACCACCCAGACAGTTACAAAGACATCTGTAGCTACTCTGCAATCGCTGGCTCTATTACATCAACTGATTGGTCAGACCTTGACAGTTACTAAAGCAAAGCCCGGTCAATGGTGTGATTATTGCAAGATGCGTTGGGGACAAGAACACCCAAATGGCAAAGGTAAGACACTAGCTGTATGGACTGTGGTAAGTCAGCATGCTAAGTCTAAGGGTATCAACCGACATTACTGTCAGCCTTGCGCTGTCTGGGTGTCGATCTGGCCAGATGGATCTCATTGGCCTTTGACTGAGCAAGCCGAGTTTCTAGTTAAGCAAGAGGAGATCAATCATGGCGTTTAACCTAGCCGATTACGAGACAGTAGAGTCTCGTTTAGAAAAGTTCTGGAAGGAGTTTCCCGATGGACGGGTATCAACTGAATTGGAAGTGTGTGAAGCTGATAGATATGTTGTTAAAGCCTATCTCTACCGCACTTATATCGATCAAGTCGCATTCTCGACTGGCCTTGCTACAGAGAAGGATTCTGATCGCGGTGTTAATGCCACTAGTGCGCTGGAAAACTGCGAGACTTCAGCGATCGGCAGAGCACTTGCTAACGGAGGTTTCGCAGCTAAAGGCAAGAGACCAAGCCGAGAAGAAATGGCAAAGGTCGAGAAGCCTATTATCAAACAGAAGTTCCCAGAACCAGTAGCAGATGCTTGGACTATTCCAAACCCTAAAGACGTACAAGAAGTCGTACCAGTAACAGGTGCGCCTACTTTAAGTTCAGCGATGAACTTACTAGCTGATGAACTCAATGCTAAAGAGATACCACAACCGCCTAAGTGCCAGCATGATGTCATGGTGCATAAAACAGGTGTATCAGCAAAAACCGGTAAAGCCTATGAAGGCTATACATGTCCATCTAAAAATCGGGCAGAACAATGCCCACCTATCTGGTTATAACATGGCTTCCCAGCATCGTAAGCATCGTGGGTATCGCACTCAGAAAAGCGTCGCTGAGTACCTAAAAAAGTGGTTTCCATATGCTGAAAGTGCTGGGGCAGGACGACAGGGAAGCGATATTACAGGTGTCCCGTTCGACATAGAATGTAAAGCTCGCAGTTCCTTCGATCCAAAGGGGTGGTTGGATCAGAGCCGCAAACGCGCAGATGGGAAGCTGAGCATTGTGGTGATGAGATTCAACGGACAGGGTGAAGATGCTGGGGAGTATGGAGCCATGCTTCGATTCTCTGACCTGATCCAGCTACTCAATAAAGTCGATTACTCAGAATGGTTTCAAGAGCCATCACGCTGTCAAGGCTGTGGTACATGGCTAATAAATGACGATTACTGCACTAAATGTAAGGATCACAATGCCTCGTTATGATTATGAATGCATAATATGCGGACAAACACAAGAGTTAGAACATTCGATTAGCGCAGCTAGTAACCCGGTGCTGCATTGTTCAACTCCCATGATACGGGTATTTCAAGCAACTCCAGCAATCTTCAAAGGTACTGGATGGGGAAAGGACAAGTAATGCCATTTGACTATAAATTAAAGTCTGATTCAACAGCTCATTTCACATGTTGTAATGAAATACAGTTCGAATACATGTGTGCATATTGCTATGAGCCTATGGGATGTCAGTTCTGCTCATTTGATATCAATATTAGACATGATTGTCAAAAAGACTAATGACTCAGCCTAGAACACGCAGAACATGGGGTGGAGTTAGAAAATTAAACTCTGGTAACTATCAAGCTCGATGGTTAGATCAAGGTAAAGGTAATGTTAAAACCTTTCCTACAAAGTTCTTAGCTGAAAAGTTTCTAGAGTCTAAGGCCAGAGAATTAGGTCGAGATGTCCACAAATACAACAAAGCGCGTGGTAAAAGAATAAGGTCTTATGGGATAAGCGTAGATCTATTTAATCAAATGCTGGTAGATCAAGATTCTAAATGTTATATATGTTTAGGCGATAATGGCTCAATAGCGTTATGTATTGATCATAATCACAAGACTGGTGAAGTCCGGGGATTACTATGCAATAAGTGTAATCGAGGTTTAGGGCTATTCTCAGATGATGTAAATCTAATGATAAAAGCCATTGATTATCTTCAAAATGGAGTAATACCTATTTCAAGAGTGTATCCACCATTGACTTTAGTAAGCCTCTGACCTGCGGTTATAGAAAGGATTTGACATGGATTTGACAGAGACGCTACGCTATAAATCGCTAGCGAGCGCGTGTGCGCGGTTGCTCGCGACCGCGATGTTAGCTGTCGGGGGAGGTCTATTCATAAATGAATCAACTTCTACGGAGGCTGCTGAAGCAGCTGTAGTAGAAGACTTTAATATTAAGACTTATATTAAAAACCAGTTATCATTTAATAACTACCAATGCTTAGATACTCTTGCTACTAAAGAGAGTAATTGGAACTTTGATGCAGTTAATGGCTCACATCATGGTTTCATGCAGGGTAGGTCTATGTGGTTGGCTACAGCTACACCATTACAACAGTATGACTGGTCTAGTAGATATGTTGCTCACCGGTATGGGATGATAGGTGATGAGCCTAACTACTGTGCTGCATTAGATCATTGGAAGAGTAAGGGTTGGCATTGAAGAAGTCAGCGTTAAGGTCTAATGGATCTACTACTCAATGGCGTAAGTTAAGAGAGATAGTCATACGCAGAGATGCTGGTACATGTCAGCTCTGTGGCATGGAAGGTAACCATGTAGATCACATCATACCTAGACGATTAGGTGGTGATGATAGCCTCTCAAACCTTCAATTATTATGTGCTGCGTGTAACCTCTCTAAGGGGGGTCTTTTTGATACTAATAAAACACCCATGACCCTCCTTGGTTCTTTTATCCCGAAAAACGAGCATATAAGCCACTATCAGGATGAATAGGTCATAAGATGTCAGATCAGGCTGTAACAGGCTCAGAAGGGCCTCAGAAGGTTTGGCATGGTGTTGTAGAGCCTCGTATATGGACTAGAAGCCCAGATTTACCCTCTTTAGGCATAGATTTCATTGAATTTTGCGAGTCAATCGGCTTTAACTTGCTACCTTGGCAACAGTTCTTGGCCCATGAAATCTGCAAAGTCACCGAGGATGGCAAGTGGTATTTCAAAGAAGTAGGCGTGATTATCAGCCGTCAGAATGGCAAATCTACCTTTATGCAGCTCATGATTCTATGGCGAATGTACGCTTTAGAGCAGAAATTACAGGTACACACAGCTCACAAACTAACTACATCATCTGAAATCTTTTGGAAGATCGATGACACGATCCAATCCTTTGATCATCTGGTCGATCGCTTTGGAAAGAAGTATGAATCTAAAGGATCACAGGAAATTAAGTTAAATACCGGAGAGCGTTACCTAGTCCGAGCCAATAACTCAGCCTCTCGTGGTATTGCTGCGCCCGATACGGTTTACATGGATGAAGTTCGAGAGTTTCACGATGATGAAGTCTGGTCATCGCTTCGATATACCCAGATGGCTACTCCTAATCCTCAGACTTTAATCTTTTCCAATGCTGGAGATCAACACTCGATCATTCTCAATCGACTCAGAGATCGTGGAGTCGCAGCAGCTGGTGGAGCAGACGATCGCATCGGCTGGTTTGAATGGAGTGCTGAACCCGGGTGCAAGATCGATGATCGCAACGCATGGGCACAAGCCAATCCATCTTTAGGTCACACAATTTCAATCGAGAACTTAGAAGCTGCCATGATGGATGATGAATCGATCGTGCGTACTGAACTCTTATGCCAATGGGTCTCGCAGATTAACCCGGCAATCAGTCCAACATCGTGGGCATCGTGTGCCAAGCCTAAACTCAAACTTGACAAAGAGAAACAGACTTGGATGGCGATCGATCTAAGTCCAGATCGCCGAGCAGGTGC